ATCACCTAGTTTTTCCATTTCAACATTTATATCTGGTAATGTTGCCATTGCATTGTTAATAAACATATTAACTCCTTGATCAAATTGTTCTTGAGATAAACCATTTGATTTAGCAGTTTCTTTCCACCATTGTACTATTTCCATATCATCAGATACAGATACATCTACATTTTCTGGAAGTTCCGGAAGATTAACTTTGTATTCTTCTGGAGCTTTTGACAATCTTTCTAACTCAATATCTTGTCTTATTTGTTTTGAAAGATCTTCTGTTCTTGAACCTAATTTCTTTTCAAGAGAATTATAACTACTTGCTAAGTTTTCTAAGTTCACTTCATTTCTATCAGCATCCCAAAATTTATCTTGTACATATTCTGGTTTAGTTACCGCAGTAGTTTCTTCTGTGGTGACTGGTGCTGTATTTGTAGCATTATCATCTACCATCTTGTTCTCCTTTTTTTATCCTTGTTTGTATTACACCTGCTAAAAATCTCATTCCTTCTAAATGAAATAATTGATTGCTTTCTATATTTGGTCCAGCAACTGCTTCAGTTGTAATTGATTTTATATAATCGAGGACTTTTTTACCATCCTCACCTTTAAATACACCTGCAAATGTTTTATTAAGATTACGTTCTTCTTCGTCAGTTCGAACATAACCATCAATAGATTTTGCAGGGATTGGTTTTTTTGTCTTAAGACCATCCCAACTCATTATTGTGGTATCTCTCCTTCTTTTGGTGCAGTTTGTAATTGACTAATCTGTTGTACTATCTGCCTTTGTTCTTCTTCATCTCGAATAAGTTTTTCTGGCAAATTCATTTTTTGTGCTAGATACTTAGCAGTTTCATTTTGATTAACAATAACATTAATCATTTGAGGGCCAAATGTACCTGCAATAATTTCATTAAATCTATTAACATCTGATATATCTTGCATATGTTGTGCTTTTGCTAATGGAGATCTTGCAGCTATTTTAACTTCTCTACCATTAACTTTAGGTAATTCTATTCTACCTTGTTTAGATAATAATCTAATTATTCTTTTTAATAAAGGATGAATAAACTCAGATTGAAGTCTACCAAATGATGAGCCTATCTGTCTAGATAGATCTGCCATTCTTTCAGAAACTTCTGTTGCTGTCATTGGAGTTCCTTCTGGTCTTCCAAGAGTTTCCATATATAAAGCTTTTTTAATATTAGCTCTCATATCTTGTAATACTAATTGAGCAACATCAAAGTTAGATGCAGATTGAATTGAATTTAATCCTCTTGATCCTGGAGCTACTGGAATTAATGATCCAGGTACTAATGCAATATTATCTGGATTAATTACTCCATCATCTTCATAAGTATAAACTCCAGATACTGCCATCTGTGCATTTTGTAATATTAACTCAATAGTTAAGTTACAAGTTTTAATTGCTGCCATAGCATTAAATATTGGCCCTCTACCATATACTTCACCAGATGCTTTATTCCATCTAAATACTAAATATGGATTTGATCCTTCTCCAGAATATATTTCTTCAAATATAACTGCTTTAGGATTTTCTAATACTACACAGTATTTATATTTTTCTACATTGTTTTCATAAATTCTATAAATTACTTCTACAATAGTTAAATCTTTTTTTTCTCTCAATGGATCAAAGTATTGTGGCATTATAGCTTTAGGATATAAAATACTAATATGTTCTGGTTTAACTTTTCTAGTTCTATAAACAGTATCTATTTTTCCATCTGGGCCATTCATTAAACAAACTTTAGGTAATGGTATAGCTGTAAATTTAATTGGATTAACAGCATCACCTTCTTCAACTAACATACATCCTGTACCAACTGCAAGATCCATAAATGCTTCATGTACTTCTTGATTAAAGTTTGAGTTTTGTAATACCTCAAAAACATAATCAGTTATTTTATCTAACTGTAAATTAACTTGTGATTTTTGTTCTTCTGGTATTTCTGATCCAGCTTGAAAATCTGCCCATCTTGCAAAAATTGGAACAATACCAGATTGTAATCTAGATGCAAATTCTTGAACACCAACTACTGCTGTTTCATCAAAAATTTTATCAGTTCTTTTTTGTCCTGGTGATTCATCATAAAATGATTCTCTATTTGGAAGACAATATTCATATGCTTCTTCAAATTTTTCTCTCCAATGATCTTTTATAGATACAGCTTCTTTATACTTTTTTAAAATAGCAGTTGCTTTATCTGTAGTATCTACTGTAGGTGTATCTTCAATATTGTATTCCATTAAATAGGTTCCTCCATTAAAAATCTTCTTCTTAAAGCTGATCTATAGTTTTTAAATACTTTTCTTTGAGCAGTTATTTTATTATCTGATTGTAAAGAATCAGATTCTTTTTGCATTTCTGCAATAACTTGTTTTTGTATTTGTTTTGGTTCACCATTATCATTGCCTGTAGGTTTTAAATTACCATAAGCATCTATAGTTCCAGATAATCTATCTTTTATATAATTAGAATATGAATCCATAGTATCTTTAAATTTACTTGAATTTTTGCTTTTTAAAACTTTTTCTCTAAAAAATTTTCTGTTAGTTTCAAATAGTTTTTGACCAACAATACCAGCAACTGCTCTTATTGCTGCAGGTGTATATTTTGGTAAACTTTCTACAACATTATAATTATCTAATCTTGATTTTCCTACAGCATCTTCAAAAGATTCTTTACTTGCTTTTACTTTTGAAGCACTAATACCAGAATTAGTATATTGTTTTGCGCTATAAGATTGTCTATCATTATCACCTAAATTAGTAGAATTACCTAAATTATTAGATTTAGTATTACTAGATTTTGCACTAGATGATTTAGATTTGCTAGATGAAGATGAACTTCTAGCTTTTTCAGCTCCTCTTTCTCTATTTGTAGATCCATATCCGTAAGGCATTATTTATTCCTCCATTTGTTTTTAAGTTCTATAATGAATACTTTAACTTTAAAAATAATTTTATCTATAAATTTCATCATCTAAATCTTTTTGTTTTTGCTGCGATTGCTTTTGGTTGTTTAACAAATTGTTTTCCTTTTTTATTACCACTTGCTTTAGCCTTGTTAGTTGCAGCTTTTTCTTTTGCTGTAAGAGCTTTCCAAGCTTTATCAGGTAGGTATCTTCGTTTGCCTTCAGATTTTTTTCCACTACTTGTTCTCCATTTTTGTTTACTCCACTTTGAGAGTTTATTGGAACTTGACCTAGCTCCGCTATACCCTCCACCTGCTTTTTTATATATCTTGACAGCAAGTTGCATAGCTCTCGCACTGTGCTTTCCTCCCATCTTTGCTTTGGCTTGAGCTTTAGCTCTTGCCCATAAAGCAGGTTTAGTTTTCTTTGCTGTAGACATTATTTTTTTTTATGTTTACTTGCAAAGTTTCTTGCAGCTTCAACACTACCAAATCCCCAAGCTTTTAATGCTAAGGCTTTTCTAGTAGGTCTGCCTTTAGAATCTTTCATTGGGCCCTTCATTCCTGCAAACCTTGCAGCAAATGAAACCCTTCGTGGATTAGTTCCTTTTTTTACAGGTGCTTTAAGGTTCGATCCTTCTTTTCTTTTAAAGTAAGCACGACCTTTAGCATTTAATCCACCTTTAGGATTCTGGTAGACTTTGGCTACCATTATCCAAAAAATCCTCTACCACCAGCTTGACCAAATAAAGATCTTTGACCAATGATACCTCTAGCAATTTTATTTTTACGTTTTTGATTTGCAGCTTCAAGAGCAGCAGCTCTTTCTTCTTCTGCTAATCTTTCAGCTTCCATTTGTTTTTCAAGCGTATCATCTCTAGGTGGTGTATCTTGTTTAAATATTCCGCCCATTATAAATTCTCCTCATCTATATCTTCTAAATCATCTGATATTAAAGATCCCATATTAGCTTCCATTTCATCCAGTAAATCATCTTCATGAGCTTGAAGATCTCTCATTTCATCAATAATTTCCTGTAATGTTTTTTTAGGTTTTGGCATCTTGATCCCAAAATGACTTATATCCTGCTTTAATCAACGCACAATAAAGCTGATAAGGTGTAAGAATATACCATTTATAAAATCCAATTAATCTCATAATAAATGTAACACAGGTCGTATCTTTAATTCTTAGCATATGCCATTCATTTTTTACTGGGCATCTTAGTACTTTAAATTGTTTTAAATACCCAAGCATAGATTCAAGTTCTTTTTTTTCTAGGAATGATAATCTAATTCCTGCATGAGTAAATTCTAAATGAACCCATATATCATTTTTGGAATTATAAGATAAAGCTCCACAATGTTTAAATCCTTTTTTAAGGAATCTTAACCATTCTGGATAAGGATGATCACTAGCTTCATAGAAATATATTAACCATTCTTCTTGAACAGATCCCATACTTGCCTTTTTCTTGGTTTATGTTTTGCAAAGACATCCCATTCTTTTTTAGCAACAGTTACTTTCTTAGTAGGTTGTCCAGATAAAATAGTTCTACCTTCACCAGCTCCCATCATTAAATATTGAAGTGCATCGTGAACGTGGGAGTATCTATTTTTTAAAGGTTTCTCATCATATCTATCTCCAGATACTTGTAGTCTTCTATAATGATAACCACCATTAAAACCTTTTTTAAGAGTAATACATTTTTTGTCTAGCAATAAACCAGGTTTACCATCAAGTAATCTACATAATGCTGAATCTACAGCTTCTATTCTAAGTGCAACATCATTAGATGGAGCTGGACTAGCTTTCAATCCATTCTGTCGCATAATTTGAAATGGAGTTCTTTCATCTGTTTGAGATCTAAAATCTCCAGCAGGATCTCCGTAAATATGTATTTCCATACCTTTATAATTTTTTGCTATTTCTGTTCTTAATAATTCAGAAAATCTAATTACACCCATATCAAAACATACAAGCTCATTTAATAAATTCCATCTACCTGTAACTAATCTTTGTCCAAAAACAGCAGCAGGAGTTAAACCAAAGTCAACTCCAATATAAATTGGTTGATAAGGATTAACTTCTAAGTCTTCAGCAGCGCAATGTATTTCTTGTTTAAAGTTTGGATAAACAGGTTTACCTTCTTCAATAGATCCAAGTTTATTTAAAACATAAACATCAATCCATCCTTTTGTTTTACCTCTAATAATATTAGGATAATAATTTTCTGTAAGATTAGATTTGTTTTCTGCTTTTTCATTAAACTCATAACCAGTAATACTTCCATTTTCTTTTTGTTCTAACATAGCAGATGGTTGAGTATAAAAACTCCAGTTATCTGGTTTGATTAACATTAAAGCTTCATCTCTAGAAATATGATCTGGTACTGGAACATCAGCTGCCATTATGGGCCACCAATGATCTTCTTCTGGTGCATTGGTATCTGCAATAACTCCATACCAAGTAGCACCACCATCTCTCATAGATGGAAATCTTCCTACCCTCATTGTACAAGCATCTATAATTGATTTAGGTATTTCTCTAGCTTCATTTACCCAAACACCAGTAAGCTCTAAAGATAATAATTTCTTTACATCTTCCGGTCTATCAAGAGCTAAAAATATAACTTCTACATCTAAATCACCTTTAACTATTCTATGAGTATAAGGTACACTCCAGGCAAAGTTTCCCCAAGTATCTTCTGGAAACCAATCTAACCAAGTTTTAATTGTAGTAGTTCTTAATTGTGGATTAGTATTTCTAATTACTGCCCATCTTGATTTACGTTTGCCTTCTTTGTTTTTTTCTTGCAATAAACATCTTCTAAATATTTCAACACAACAAGCAACAGATTTACCAGATCCAACTGGCCCTCTTAATCCTCTAAAGAAGTCATTAGACTTCATAAATTGTTTGAGTGTTATACCTTCTGGCTTGTAATCAAATTTAGTCGACATTCTTACCTACATTTTCCTTTAACAGATTATAAACTGTTTCTTCACCAAAAGCTTCAACAAGTTTATCTGCCTCATAGTCTGTAATCATATGAGTAGGATAATGTGCAAGATGTACTCTTTTAACAATAGTTCTTAATCTTCTTCGATCTTTTAAACTTAAAGTATTGATGAACGACATTCTTCTTCCTTAACTTTTTGTTTAACAATTTCTAAAATTTCAGTTTCTGTTCCATATTGTTTTTCAAAAGATTTTTTTGACATATGAATTGAAAACTGACCTTGATGATGGTCATAACATAAAGGTATTACATGAAAATGAGAAGTTCTTCTTCCCATTCCAGTTCCTTTTGGTCTTATGTGATGTAAGGAAGCAGGTCGTTGACATACATAGCAGCCAAGACTTGCTACCTTATCCATCCATATTTTTTCTTCTTTGGTTGCCATTACTTCTTTTTTTTAGAAGCCATTATTTTCTTTTTTAAAGCAGTTGGTAATGTTTGTTGTTTTTTACTTAAACTCCCTCTTTTTGAGGTGTTTCCTTTTTTTCCATAAGCCATATTTGCTCCTCTGTTATTTCTTCATAAGTTGATCTACATCCATCTGGTGTGGCAGCACTTGCCATTTGTATTGCTTGTATATCATTATCTGCAGAATATACAATCTCTCTTTTAAGAGTGTCATCTTTCCATATATTTACTTTGTAATTCATATTTCCTCCTATTTAAATGAAAGAAACGAACCTATAGAATAAAAAAAAATTTTTAAACGCACCAATAATTTATTGTGGTTTTCCTTGACCTCTATATTTTTTAAAGGATCTTTTCTTAGATTTGTTCATACTAGACTTCTTTGGATTTCTTCCTATGGATGTCTTCTTTGGTATTCGTTCATGTACTAACTTGTTTAAATCAAACTTTGCTTTTGCCATGTGCTTTTTTTAACCTCTGTTGTCTGTGACACTTCCCTCGTCAGCTAAAGCTGATGAATTTTGCCCCCACCCTCCGAATCTGGCGATTCTAACTGTGTGGGTGCATACCAACGCCTCACGATAGATCGATATTAATTTTAATATCTCCTTGAATATTGTGAGCTACCTTATCTGGAGCTCTTAGTCCTACTCTATCTAGTATATCGCGAGAAGCTTCTAACTGAACGTACTCGCTTCTAGCTGAGGTAGACAGCTCGATAAGTCTTTTACTCGCACTTACTGCGCCAAGTCCAAGAGTTTGTGCTATCCTTGATTGCATATACTGTTGTACCTTTGGTAAACGTAGTGTGCGAGAAGCACTTACTCTCCCTGCTTCTTTACTTCCTTTCGTTGAATAACCTGCCTTTTCAGCAGCTTCCTTTATACTACATCCTGTTGCTACGATAGTATCAACCAACTGTCTTTGCTTTTCTGTTAGATCATCTTTCATACACTATTATAATTCTACCCCTAACTGAACGTAGGCTTAGAATTTCTCCTTGTCAACAATTATTATGACACTTTAGTGTTCGTTTAAACTCACAATACTATATCTTGTATGTGCGACTTACAGGCTCTAGTGCTGCGCACCCAAGCCCTTCGGTCTTGTCCCTTCGGATAACGATCCTGGTCGCTTGACGCTCGTTCCACTCGCTTTGGTGGAATAGGCATCCGCCTATGCTATTGACCCCATACGCAATTTTACTTCGTAAACCGTTCGCTGTTGCTCACTATTGCTATGGGTCCCCCACCACACACGTGGTTACAGGTGCTTGTATCATGAGTTTGCCTCAATGAACAGTGCTAGGGACATCAGCGCCGCACCTAAAGGTGCCAAGCCCTACGGGTGCGCTGTGTCGCACTGTGTCATTGAGCTTTGCCTCATGATGACTGCACCCCTGTCCACGAGCGATGGTGCTTGTTGGATGTTAATTAATAGTCAAACAAAAGGAGATACTTATGGACTATGTTAAATACTATGAGTTAGTTGTAGATGAAACTAATAAGATGAGAGTTAATGAGTTGTTAACTCTAAGAGAAGAA